AGCGTTACTTGCGTCTGCGGTTGGGAAAGATATGGTAAAACTACCTGCTGTGCTGGTTTTATCGCCACCGAAATCAAACACTGCAACTGCTGGATCACCAGTAGCTGTGTCATTATAAATCATGCAACCTCTTGCCGTAATTGTGCAAGTACCAAACGTCAAATCAGAGAAATCAGTGAAAGCAGTTGTCCCCGATGTGCTCGGGTTGACATTTGTTAAAGCTGATCCGCCCGCAGAATAGTTTGTGCCTGTTGCCTCTTGGTTAGTGGAATAAGCTGTGGTAGAAGCGCTCATTGTCGCTGAACTTGTATATAAAGCCAGCTTAAAAGAGTTTCCTCCAGAAGCTTTAAAGTTATGCACTGCTTGCAAAAGTTCACTTTTAAAAGAAGTACACATTGCTTGCGTAATCGCCATTATAGTCTCCTAATAATTTCAGCTAAGTCCTTATGACCTTGCTGTTCTAATTGATTACCTATAGTACACATATGGTTTTTAATCGCCTCTTTCATGTAGTAGGTAATAACAAATTGACACGTTTTTTTAAAGGCATGGGCTTGTGCTCTAATTGGATCCGGCGCTGTGTCGCTCACCGAAACTAATTTATTAGTGGCCATTTCAGCAACTTCTTCTACTGTATGGCCTCTACCATGTGTTGTCTTTACTCCAAGGTCTCCTATGGAGAGCGTAAAGGAATCAGTTTCCATTAATATTTCTCTGGTTCTGGTGGACCAATGTCTTGTCTCCCTGAAATGCCAGAAGGCTTCTCTTCCTCCATGACATCGGAAAACTTTCCGACGACCAATTCACCTTTGTCTAAATATACTACAGGAGGGTTATCAAGTCTATGGTAGCCATAGAGCTTTTCCTTTAAAGGGATGTTCGTATCTAGCATCGGGGAACGAGCGCCAATGGACACGTCCATTCCTGCGTCCATGCACTTAGACAACCAAAACTCACAACATCCTCTCCCTGATTCTCCAAAATAAACATTCGATTTATAAGCAAAATCTGCGCCAAAAAGACTAAGTTTCCCGACCTTTTTCCATAAGGCAAAAGCAAGGGCATAAGCGATTGTGTTGTTCAAGTATGCGCAACTTAGGTCTTTAACAACTTCTTCCAGGGGAAACAGTTCAATAGCTGGAACCCGATTATCGAGTTCACAGGAATACACTGGGATTTCTAGCCTTGGAAGAGTTCTTCTCATTACTTGAGTTTGTGGCCCTGCGTCAAATGTATCAAAGAAACGTGAAACGGGGTCCATTATAAACACACGATCGCACTTAGTAACTGCGCACATGGAATTAATGCCCCAGACCTCATCGTACTCCTGACTATGAGAAAGGCTCATGTGAAAATCCAGTTGGCTTTGCCCCATAGCAACCAGTGCAATGTGTTTATTTTCTAGCATCTACTGCTGTTGTTGCGGGTTGATAAAAACCCTTTGCCTATCAAAGCGGTTCTCGTCTCTCGTAGCTCTTCCTTCCATTAAAGCGGTGGTTCTAGCAAGATTTTCTTGAAAACGCTGTTCAAAAACATTGGTTTCATTAATGTCTTGCTTCATAAAAATACTGGCTTCTACCAAAGATCCATACAACAACAAGTCAGGCGCGTTGTCTGAAATCCAGGTTGTGCCGCTGTCTCCAGCCGCGGTTAATGAAGCGGGCTGGTACAGATAATGTAGTTCAAAAGTTAAATTAGCGTTAGGTGTTGGCGCTAAAATAAAGGTGTCGTCATCGAATTGTCCATAATACTTAGGTACTCCGGTCGTTGAGGCTGCTTGGGTATAGCTGCGCATAAAACTAGGGTGTTTCAACAACAAATAGGTGTATTTGCTGTCACTATCCAGCACAGCCAAGCTCAAAGGTGAAACAAAATCAGAAGGCGATGAAAGGTAGGGGTTCCCGGAGGCGGCAGTTCCTGTGACATTTTTACGGAACACATTAAGTTCAATTGTATTGAATATACGGTTTTCCGCCTGTTTAATAAAGGTATCAAGCGTATTGGTAAACGTGGTCTCAGAATTATCCATATAATTCTGAATCGCTGTTTTCATCCCACTATAGGTAAAACTCATGTTGTCGGCCCTGCGGTTACTGTAGAACCACCCCCGGTAATATCACCGGTAGTAGCGGTCCCTGTTGAAGTAAATTTATATTCGTTGCTGTCCACAACCGTTATTGTATACCCATCAGAGCTTTCAAGCACAGTTGTTGTTATTCCATCAAAAGCCTCGGTGCTACGAAAACGAACGGTATCACCTGTGGTTCTAACATGTTTAAACTCGGTTACACGAATCACTGCATTCGCTCCAGAGCTTTCTGCTCTAAAAGGGTTTAAGGGTAAAAGTGCTTGTGCCGGACCTACTGAAACAAAGGGTCCTGCACCTCTTGCCCCACTTGTGCCGGTTCCAGCAACGGCTGAAAAAGTATAGGTATCATCATCCACTTTTGTAATTGAATAAGCATCTGGATCAGTCAATGTTGCGACAGTAAACCCGTCAAACACTTCTGCTCCTCTAAAACGTACTTTGTCCCCGGTGCTTCGACCATGATCGTCTTCAAAAACTTTAATAACCGCACTCCCTGCTGTTGAAAGAAAGGGGTTGTTGGTCAACAAAGCCTCTGCAACGGGTTCTGTTCTAGCGGGACGGGGGTTGCGCAGAGCCACTGGGTCCGCTGCAAAATGAGGTGGGTTTAATTGAGGTTGTTTTGGACTCCATTGATCGGGCCCAACCAATAAACCGTCCCAGGTCATTTTCATGTCCCTTAAACGGTAACGGAACCCCGATATATCACATATACCCCATGCTTTTTTCCCTGCTGCAAAAGCCATTAGATGATGGTCCTAGAAGGTAAAAAACGAGAGCTTACCGTGTCAATATTTTCAGAAGCGGCTCGTTGCCATTCCTCGTCATATATTTGTTTGAGCATCTGCACGCGATCCGGAACCCTTTTAATAGCTATATAATAAGCCAGTCCTGCTGCCATCGCGGGGAGAAACTCAAAAGTTATTTCTAAAGTATTGGTGTAAATACCTGCGTCCTGTATACGCGTCAGTGCGTAATAACGAAAAACGTCCGTAGAGTTTTCCGGCGCCGGATACAAATACAGTTTCGGGGTTATGCTTTTTTCCACATAAAACTGAGTTGATCTTGATTTAGTGCTTTTGTTCGGAAGGTAATGATAATCACTCCTACTGATCCTGTTTACCTGATAATCAGTAGTGGTGCTCCCAGAAGTACGACGAATGACCGCAGACAAAACATTAACTAGGTCTGTGTCAAGATCATAACTGGTGGTGCCTTCGGTCAACGCTTCTGTTCTTTCAACAATAAGCCAGAGATTTAAGCCTCGGTTTGCCCATTCAGCAAACATAAGATTAAGGGACCGCCTAGCTGTTTCCAGATCGTAGCCGGTCCTTAATTCTAGTCCACAACGTTCAAACGATTCTTCGATCAACTCGTCGACGTTTAGATCGAACGTAGTTGTCCCTGACGTGGCCATTAGTTGTTAGGCGCTTCGTAATATTTCAAAAACTCACACCAAACCGTGTATTCATTTCCTGCATCAGAGGTCGATGGAACAACAAACAAAACATCGCCAGTATAGCCAGACGCTTCCGTATTCACTAAACCTCCTATGGAGCTAAAGTCAAACGTGTTGTCATAAGCCAGGGTCAAAAAAGTAACGTCCGTTGTTGCGTCCCAATCAAGTGATGCCGGTGCATCCGGGGCGCCGCTCACGGTGTACCATATTTTATTTAAAGCCACATGCGTGCATGTTTCTTTATTCGCCGACTGGTTCAAAGCTGAAACGTCGACTAAAGTGGTACTACTGGCACTTCCATCTGAATAAACAGAACAATATGTGACTAATTTCTTGCCATAATCATATTGAATAGTGGGTCCTGTGACTGTATTAGCCATAATCTACCCCCTATTAAGCGTCAGCAAATGGTGTTACTAAAGTTCCTGAACCAAGTAGCTGTGCTGCAACATGGTATTTAGCGCTTGCTATTGCGGTAATCACCACAATACTTCCTGCTAAACCGCCTTTAGTTGTGCCGTTTTGTGTAAAAGTGTCATTAGAAGCACCGGAAATAAAGGTCTTCCCTGCTGCACTGTCATCAATACCGGTATAAGCACCACCGACATATTTGTCAGTGCCATCGGTTGTGATGTCCATATCCGTCGCCGCTGTAACAACTACGAAAGTGAACTGAGCACCTAAGTTACATAATTGATTTGGGTCGCCTTTGTCTGTAGGTTCTGTAACAACGATGCTGGGAAGTGTAAACACTCCGTCTGCATCATTACACAATAATATCCTACCGGCATGAGACGCCACTGTGATAGTCGTGTTAGCTGTTAAACTAACAACCGAGCTATAGCCCGCATTTATAAGACCTGCTAAAGACCTTATAGGGCCTGAAAAGGTTGATTTTGCCATAATTTCCTCCATTGGAAATAAGTCCTACCGTCTTGGCTTGTCTGCTAGGTCAGTCTGTAGGACAAGTTTACCCTAGGTACAAGAACTATATTACTTGGAAAAAATACAAAAAGAAAGAAAAAAGGGGCCGAAGCCCCCTTCTCTGTAATACTGAGTAAGAAAGTGTATTACAACTTCCATATTTAGCTTATTGCTTATGCTCCGGGGCTGCCAAAGACTGCTCGGGGGTCAGACCACCCAAACGAATATCTTTCGCGAGCCTTGTATCGTACATTACCAGTATCAAAATCCGCTTCCATTGAAGTCTTGATTGGTGAACGGTTAAACATTTTGAACCCGTTCGGACAATCAGTCTTAATGAACCACGCATCTGTATCAGTAAGATAATGATTTACGGTATAGCCTTCTGGGACCATGCCCATGTTGCGTATAGCGTTAATATCATTATCAGAAGTACCCACACGTCCTTGTGATTCCATCAAACGATCAGCGGTGAATTGAAGCTCTTTAGGAAGAATTAGTCTCATTCCTTGGAGAGCAACTTTTAGTCCCCGCTCATCAGTAAAGGCCGCAATGTCGATTAGTGCTTGTTCTAATGAAGTCTCATTAAGGTCAGCAGACGTTGAAAGCTCATTACGCAAATTAGCGCCACCCACAGTTGGATGGTCTGTTGCGCAAAGTTCTTTCGTGTCGCCGCCTGGATAACTTGAATTGAACGCTCTATTCAGGACAGAGGCTGCTTTTACTTGCTTGGTGTTACTCATACTTCTAGCGAGCGCACGAGTGTATCT